GGACAGCATTGTTAGCATCACGATTCGTAATGAGGATTTGCATCCCGCCACGAAAGAAAGCATATGGGGCTGAAAAGTACGACAATCTCTTATCATTCTTAGCAGCATCTTTCTCAGGGCTTGCAATAGTGCTATCCGTGTACATATACCAAGGATTAAAATCCATGAAATTGCCCTCTGTAGTGCCAATGGCAGTGGTATTGATCTGAAAGAAACGTTTTGCAAACTGCAATATAGACGTGACATTCTCGGACATACAACGAAGTAAAGGACCGGTTTCAAACTTCGTTTCTGTGGATGAACCAATGAACCCAAGGTCTTGCATTTCAATAGATTCCTCCAAGGATTGTGTCACAAATGGAGAATTCCATGTCAGTCGACTATCACGTGGTTTGCCAAAATGCATGCTATCATGGGCTTTGACATAAACAGAAACATCGATGACATTAGAAACAGTCTCTGGTGATTGCAATGGGTTGACGATCAGTATATCCAATCTGCCAAAGGGTGTACCTGTGGGGAGGTATTCATAACCATTTATGAACGGCACAGTAAAGCAAAATTTATTGTCGTTTGTAAAGTCTATCACTTCACGATATAAGTATGTAGAGTTATCAAGTGTAGGTACCACTGAAACTGCAGGTTGAAAAGTGACGACAACAGAACCTCGATGGAAGGAAGTTTTATGAAATACAAGTTCGTATGTCACAGCACCTCTATACAGCCCAAACAAGTTAGAGCAGTAAGCAAGAGGTGTAAGATATCCTTCAGTGTCTCCAAGGTCCTTGATGAACGTAGACGGACCAACAAATTCTGTATAAACGTTCGTACCGACCGTCTGTGTTGAAGAAATGGTGAAGTTTCTCCAGTATGAGATCTGGGTCTTGATGAAATTGATACTGGTTTCATCTTGATCTGTACGATTAAGATCGTATATTCCGGCCAATTTAGCGTCACATGTAAGACTAAGCGGATTAGTAGCAACAACTCCATCTCCGGTAGCTGCATTATACGTAGAATTGACACTAACACGATTCAACATACCGGTAGCCTCAGGTTTAGAATAACCCAAAGATATGGCTGTTTTGTGTAGAGCAGAATTTATCCACGACGGTATACCTAAGTAAGGTTTAAGAAGTGGAATCTTAGCTAAACTCTGCAATGCGCCTCCTGTATGTGCAAGAGTCGTGGAAATGGGTTTTGTCTCCATATCTGTGGGCATTATTTTATCTTCAACCAATGATTGTGTCAAAAATATATCAGGATGTGTTTGTCCATACAATGTGACATCCTTCATGTAAGCCCATAATGTAGCAGAGACATTTTGTGCATTGTCAGGTCCCGTGCGTAAGGGAGCTATGACAGCAATCCGCGCACTACCCCATGAGTTAGGGGCTTCAGTCATTTGGTGGTACATCTGAGGCGCTTTAAATGGTATTTGAAGCTCTGATATTGGATGATTGCAATCTAAATCAACTCCTGGTAACTGGGAGAAAGGAATTGCATCACTGATATGAGCAGTATATTTGCGAAGTGCTTGGGTGGCCGCTGGATAATATGCCAGCCTCACACGTCCAGCGTAATAAGGACCGGCTGCAAGTACCAAGCGTAAGCAAAGTGTGGCTTTAAGACCTTGAAAACCGCGTAATTTCTCTAACCATGTCGGAACAGCTGACACGATGTCCCATAATTCGTTATACGATAAAATGGGATCATTGATACCAGAAGTAGTAGGCCAGACAAATGTTGTAACGCGTTGGGGCTTTTCTAAGTACTTAGAAACCATTGCATGTTCATCTTCACAAGCAGTTTCATCGCAAAAAGAAGGATCAGCAATATCAGAAACTTCAGGCGTAACCTCGGCGAATTTGGTAGTCCCTTCTAGGGATTGTGTCCTAAATCCGCTTATAACGCTATAATTCTCGCGACGCAAACGTCTAAAGAACCTTTCGCGCTCGCAAGGTGTAGCTTTAGCGAGTAAATGTGCGAACTCTATAAATTCGAATTTGCTCTCGCAATGTCCGAATATTCTATATAAATATTTAGCACAGAAACAGTCGAAACTGTGTTCTATGCAGTAGAGGTGTCCAAATCCGTTTTTCCAGTTCGTTAACATAAAGGGGCTATTATAATTATATACATGATTGGCAAGTTAATAATTTTCGTCCATTGCAACAACTCAATAAACAATGGCTTGAGTCAGGTTTTAGAGTAATTTTGGTGTCTCTCCGGGTATTACTCTAGCGCTAGCGACCCCTACCCACATGACCTGACCCATGTGGGAATTGTCCTATTAGTAACTCTCAACGGTCTTAGACCATTGAGAGCGTCTCTCCTCTTGCGTGAGAGTGCGCACTATAGGATTGCTTTCGGATGAGCAATCATACGCATTAATTAGTAAGTTCATGTGGTACTCGTACACTTCCTCATCATGAACGGCTAGTTCGGCCAAGAAGTTGTCAAACTTATCATTAAAGAAAGTTAGATCGGTATCCTTCTTCTTACGCCACTGTATATTTTGCATAATTGTTTCCAGAGATAAAGGGGCTAAGACATTCATCTTACCCTTTTCCTTAACAAAGCCACGTTTAAGAAAAGTGCACTCATAAATAGTTCGATCATTCTCATCAAATTCAGCCGATTTATTCTCATCGGTGTACACAAATCCAAGCTTATTCATCTCTGCGTTTATAGCTTCATAGGTTAACTCAACTCCACTTTCGCGCAAAATCTTACCATGTTTACTGTAAGACCACAAACTGTCATCTCCATAGCAAGTCAAAGTAATATCATTTCCTATATCTCGCCATAATTTGACAACACTTTGTACTGTTGAAGTGTCGGGTCTCAGAACTTTGGTAATGCAATATCGGATTAAAACAGTATTGGCCATCGTATTAATTAGCGTTGTCAAGGGATTTCCACTAGCATTGGAATTACCCCAAGCGATCAAGTTATCCTTAGCTGATACACGAACGGCCATCAACGATTTCCAGCAATTTTCAGCAATAATGTTTTCTTCTTGCGTCATATGTGGGC